TTTCATCAGTCATCTTTTTTCTCCGACTAACGGGCACGCCCCGGGGGGCATGGTTGGAAAAACTAGTTATTCACTTTGACGCACTGGTAGGGAAGCATCAAACCATAGCCCTCACGCGAATCCCACTGCACCCCTTCGATTTTCGTCGCCCTGCTTTCGTCCGAGTTGTCGACGTTCGAGTAGGCTTCCCGGAGCGGCCGGCGGATCTGCTGGAAAACCGGCTTGTAGGGGGCACCCTTGGCGAAGATGTACCAGTCGTTGCCGGAGAGCCGCTGGGTCGCCCAGAGGTCGAGATTCAGGCCCGACTCTAGGATGATGTTCGTGACCGCGGCACTGCCGTCGAGCGTTCTGGACTGGATGAACGCCTCGCGGAAGACCTCGTCGTTTCCGACCGCGTAGACGAGTTGGAAGCCCGCGTCGAGCACCGAGTCGTCCCAGAGAGGCTGGCCTTCCGTATCCTGAAAACTTCTCATGACTTCCATCGCCCCGAAGGCATCTGCCCTCACGGCGGCCGAGCTGGCTATCCCGCCCCCCGTCAAAATATTTCCGCCCACAAAACCGAACCTCGCGTCGCCAGCGCCATCGGTCGCGGAGAACATGGCCGCGCCATCGGGCGCATTCGGGATTGCGGGGAGTAACTCTGTCGAGGTGGCTCCTGTAAGTATCTGGAACCAAACACGTTCCGGGAGGGTGGCAAAGTTCGCCCCGGCATCCCGGGCTCTCTGCATCAGGGAGCGCGTCTGGTCGTCCTCACGGTCGTTTTCGTGCCATTCGACCCTGATAGCCCAGTCCCTGTTCTCGACGTTGAACTGGACGCTCTCGAAGGCGTCACGCGGGATCGCGTCGCCTCTTTTCCACAGTCGAGGAAAAGGAGCTGTCTCAAAATAGGCGTACAGCTCGATTAGCTTGTCCGAAGGGATGCCCATGTCCATCACGTTGCTCAAACGCTCCTTGGAGGCGTTGTAGGCGCTCTTGTAGGCATCTGCGAAGTCGGAGCGGATACCAGCGGTTAGGGTATTCGCGGTGACGATCTGTCCGGGCATATTCTATCTCCTTTGTTAGCTATTTGTTAGAACTGGAGGGCCATGTACTCGGTCGGAGTAAACAGGTCGATGTCACAGGTGGTGGAACTGTACCACCGGCTAACCCGGCCAACAGCGTTCACGTTGGAAGTCGACGAAAGGGTAAACGTGTTGTCGTCGGTAGCGTAGCACAGGATACCCACGTCCGTCTGACCACTCGCGTTGCCGATGGTCGCTTTCTTGAGGATCATTCCACTCGTATTGATCTCCGCTTCCGGAACCGGGGAGGCGGAAGTATCGCCCGTCACCTGCCTCATGCAGACCCCCATGAAATTATTTCCGGTAGTATCCGCCCAAGGTGCCGCGTACCCATCCGCGTCGAGTGCGATCAGGGCTCCGGCGTACAGAATGTCGCCATTGACGGCAGGAACCGCTTGGATAACATCGGACGCGGATTCGTAAATGAAGTCAGCAGAAAGCGCCATGGTTATGCTCCTTTTAGATTTCAGATTCCATCGAAGTCTGGATAAAGGCTTCCCGGGTCGAGTGGATCACGCCACGCGATTCGAGTTCGTCGTACATTTTCGAGGCTTCCCGCGCCTTGGCAAGGACTTCCGGTCCCTGCTCCCCGAACTTCATCACTTCCGGTTTCTCATGCTCGCCGAGGCCAGCCTGATACTCCTCGAAGGTGGCCGGCGGCGTCATGGGAACCGAGTTCTTGAAGGACTCGACAAAGGTATCGATCGCCTTCTTGGGATCCCGGGAATTTTCCGCGATCGAGAAGATCTGGGCTTTCAGGTTCTCGTCGGCGGCGAGGCCTTCGAGCTGGGCGTAGCCGGTGTCAACCAGACTGACGAGCTGTGCCTTGCGCTTGGTCTTGGCCATCTGGGATTCGAGGGCGGCGACCTTGCCGCTCAGTTTCGCGATCGCGGATCCACCCTTGAATTCCTCAACAGGAGGCTGTGCCTCTTCGACGGCTTCCTCCTCCACCACGACCTCCTCCTCGCCGGCAGGTTCGACACCCACCGCCGCGGCGATCGCCCGGAGAAGATCCGTGATCTCAGCCAGAGGGTCGACCTCTTGGAGCTGGACTTCTTCCTCGTCCTGCTTTCCAACCTCTTCCCGGGTGTCCTCTTCGACGATTTTCTCTTCCTCGGGGAGATCTTCCTGTAAATTCTTGGGCATTATGCCTCCCTTGAAGCTAAAAAGTATGGCAGACCCCGCCTCGGAATACCGGGCGGCTACGACTGGTTCTTCTGTCGTGAATTTTTGAGCTTCGCCAGTCTCGCGGCCAAGCGTGAGAAGGGGGAACCTGAAAAACGGAACATCGTCTGCCAGAAGGGCGAGGCTATTAATCTCGGGATCTTTATCCCATGAGAAGATTTCAACGCTCCTATACGGAAGTTCCTTTTTCTGGATGCGTCCGAGAATCTCGTCTTTAACTTCGAGGTCTGCGAAGATCGCCCAGATCGCTTTTCCTTCATACGCCATCTCCCGCACCTCGCGGGGCATCACGAATCCGGCCGCCTCGGTGGTTCCTCCCGCATCGTGATGAGCGACGTGGAGCGGTGCCTTGTAGCCGTCGTTTTCCCACCGGGCTTTCGCCTTGAGAACGGCGGCCTCCATCCAGTCCCGGGTGATCTTCTCCTTGTTGCCACGTTCCCCGGGGTCGACCTCGGCCATGATGGGGACGTCGTATATTGTGGAATAGCCTTCTCGGCCTTTTGAATAATCGTGGGATTGCATCTTGGCTTTAGATGGAGCGCACATTTTGATTGCCTTAGCGAATGCCTGATCCTGTTTCATTCCCTCGTTTTTGATGAGGTAACTGACTTTGCCGGAGATACATTTCTCCTCTTCCGAAGTGAATTTCTGACGTCCCATGTAGAGAATAATGACAGGGGTACAGGTGTATGTGAAGAGTCAGCGGGGGTTTCCATGAAAAAATCGCGAAGGAACGCGGAAAACGCGTGGATCCTACTTCTTTTTCTGACGCTGATCCTTCATTTCATCCTTGAGCGAGCCACAGAGGACGGACCGGATGAATCCCGCCTTCGTTTGTCCCTCGTTCTCGGCCCGGCCCCGGAGGGCTTCGTACATCGGCCGGCTGACGGGAAGGCTCATTTTGATCCACTTGCTTTTGACAACCATGGTTCCCCCTTTTTATCCTGACCTGAATTTTGGATCCGGCCCGGCGAAGGAAAATCTCCCCGGCGGTGTTTTCGTGATGGAGCCGCTCGAAAGCATCCACCCCCGGGTGACATCCCCGTTGGTGGCAATCAGGCCGGCGCGGTCCAGCGTGAACTTGTCGACCATCACCACCTGACAGCGACACTGGAATCCCAGCGGTGGCTTGAGCGTGTTCCAGATCGGATCATGGACGGAAGCGATCAGGCCATCCGCGGCCCGGTGGTTTGCTCTCGTCTCCATATCATTGAGCGACGTGTACTGGAAGGCACCGATCACCCTCGCCACGTTTGGACTCTTCGCCTGTTCAAATCTCCCGGTCGTATAGCTCTGGGTGAGGTTCGTCCGGTAGACCGTCTGGGCGTAGGCCGTCGACCAGTTCCCCATGTCGGCTATGATCTCGGAGGCTTCCGGGATCGGAAGGCCCTTGAACATCGAATCCGCGATCACGTTCCGGACCTTCTTGGTGAGGATCCCGTCGATCGTCTTGGCCATCGCAAAGGATGAGCGACCGAGGTACATATCCCGTGCGGCCTCGAAGCCGAGCTTGAGCTCTTCGCCGTACACTGGGCGGGAGAGGAGATCCTTCACGGCACCGACAAAGTCGACGTAGGGGACCACCGGTGTATCCTCGAACAGGATCATGTCCGGTTTCGGCTGGGATCGCTCCTTGAACTTCTCAAATTCCAAGAGGAGCCGGCGGCGTCCCAGCAGGTTCGCCAAGACGTTCGAGTCACCGATCAGCCGCGAGAGCTCGAGGAGAGCCTTCTCTTCCTTGAACATATTGTTCGACAGCTTCGCCTTGACGAGCTTGTCGATCGCCAAGGTGAAGAGCTTCGAGGAATGGTGGAGCAGGTTGTACTGCTCCTTGATCGGTGGCTCGACCCGCCTCATTCCATTTCCCTCGGTTTCTTGAGCGGTTCCTTCTTCTTCATGGGCGTGATCTTGGGGGCTTCGTCCTTCGCCGCTTTTTCAGCCTCCTCTCGCCGAAGTTGGAAACCAGCCCAGCTTATGATTGTGTCACTTACGTCATACATATTTTCCGGCTCGATATCTCCATGGTCAAAGTAATCAAGACCGGCCGCTACTCTTGCCTTTTCCCGTTCCATGGCTTCCTTGTCATGGTGAACGGTGAGGTCTTTTTTCTCCTCTTCCTTCTTCTTCTCTTCCACGAAATAACTCCTTTCCGAGCAGTGGGTATAGCTGGGATCCACGCACTCGTCTTCTATTTTCTCGGCCGGTTCGTTGTGGGCTTGGTTCGTGTTCCACCGGCTGAACCGTTTTATCGCGGGATGATCCTTCAGCATCTCGTAGGTTCTTTGCGGGTTGTCATCAACCGCTTCCATGACAAACCTCGGATCGACGTACCGCTTAGTCCGATTCCCCTCTGCATCAGTCTCGTTCTTGAAACGCCAGTGAACGCGCCGCGCTGATTCCGATCCGGGAACATCTGCCAAGTGGAACTCGACTTCGTACCCTCTCTTGGCAAGCTCCTCGAGTTGCTCCTGTACCTTGTCCGGGTCGCGTCCCGTCTGATCGAAGACAACATTATACATCCCGTTGCCCGTCTCGGGGTCTATAACCATGGCTTCCTTGGCAAGCGAACCCGCCACCGCAGACGATTCGTTATGAAGAACGCCGGCGTTCATGCCGTTGTAATTTGGATCATCCATGACGGCCTTTACGTCGTCCGGGTTGATGATCACCGCCCCGGTCTGATCCACGATCTTGCCGAGCTTGGAAGTCTTGCCGGCACCGGATGGTCCGAGGAAGATCACCGCCCTTGGTTTTTTCCCCGGCTTCACCCTTGCGTCTTCCCTGATCCGGTGGCTTTCGGGGAGAGCATCCTTCCACTTCCCCCACTTGTCATTGATCCTGTCTTCTTCCCACTCGTAGATCTTCTTTTTATTTCCGTTCTTGTCTATGTAAGTATCTCCAGTGTCGAACATATACTTGTCACTGGTGGGAGGGAGCTTGATATGAGAAATGGCTTCCTGAACTTCCGGATCCTTACTGATGACTTCCCACCATGCCTGATCCATCGGGGATATTTTTGTCGAGCCTTCGCGAACCGTTGCCGGCATCCCGTCGTAGGTGGTTTTGAATTCTTCCTC